TCGTCGGACTATGGGTACATAGACTGCACGGCCAACACGGAGCTACGTCTGCAAGTTGGCGCGGGCACTAAGCTGTCGATAACCAATACGGGCAACGTTTCCATTCCTGCCACCACCGCCTCCACCACCACCTCCTCTGGAGCCTTGGTGGTGAGCGGGGGCGTGGGGGTGGCGGGGGCGATTAACTGCGGCAGCGGCCTTGTCGCAAATCCGCTCTTTACGCAGACGCGCAAGCTGGAAGCCCAAATCCCGCATACTGTATCGACCGAGGACTATCTACGCATTGGCTCCAACACGGGCTCGACCAACACTTATGCTGGTGAGTTCGGGTATGGCTTGACCGCTGGTGGCTCTCCTCAAATCCGGTTCAATCGGGTTCACGCTGGAACGGTAACCACTTGGCTTACTGTTCCTACTTCCACGGGTGATGCGGAATTTGCAGGTAGTGTAAAGACCGCCGCCCCGTCCGGCGGAACTGCCGCCAACTGGAAGCTAGGCACCGTCGCCACCGTCTCGCCTACGTCGCCCAACCGCACCATCGAGGTGGATATCGGCGGCACCATCTACTACATCCACGCCAAGACCACCAACAACTAATCTCCTATGAACATCGCCATCTCCCCCGTATCCGTCTGGACCCCGTCCGGCACCAAGCAGGCCACCCAGTTTGGCGTGCGGTATGTCAACTATGTCAATGGCCCCGCCGTTGCCGACTGCGTCCTCCTCGACGCTGCCGGTGCGGAAGTGAGCGCCCAACTGGTCAATGCTACGGCTGCTCAGACCGCCACTTGGACCACCGACGAGGCCTTCTACAAAGTTCTTGCCCAGAACGCGGGTTTGTCCCCTCTGTAAGGGATGGACCCTAAGCAGGCTCTAAGCATCCTCAGTCAGGCTGCCGCCCAATTTCGCGGCACCCGTCAAGATCACGAAGTTCTGGAGCAGGCCCTTAACGCCATCCAGAAGCTCGTTGAACCCTCCGTACAAAAGCCCGAATCGGACTAACTATGAACGCCTCCGTCATCTCCTCCATTGTTCGTCACCTCCTCGGCATTGCGGGTGGTTGGTTGCTTGCCAAGGGCATTAGCCTAGACGCCGGCACCATTGAGACCATTGCCGGCTCCGTAGGCTCCCTGTTGGCCGTAGGATGGTCCCTGTACGCGAAGCGGGGCTCTGCTACCCCCTCGGCCTAAAAGTGGCTTAAAAGCCAAGGAAACGCCGTTTCCGGGCATAGGGTAGAATAGACCTATGCCTTCCATCACCAAGAACACGGTTGTACGGGACTTCCGGGACGAATGGTCCCTGGAGGACATAGGGCGGGGGGCTGGATGGAAGCCCATTCCGCCGTACAAGAGGAACACTAAGCACGTCCTCGGACAGGACGGCAGATGGAGGGCCGGTGGTGCTCTCTCTGGCGCTTGGGACTTCTCCGAGGGGTCGAGTGATGGGATACTTTCGGTATTTGACCTAGATGAGGGCGCGGCCTCTACCACCTACTCCGCATCTACGGTAGACTTGGACAACGGAACATCTGAATGAGCACGCCCGCCATCCTTCGCCATCGTCGAGACACCGCCGCCAACTGGACTAGCAATAATCCAGTCATTGAGGCCGGCCAGCTCGGCTATGAGACGGACACCCTCAAGTTCAAGCTGGGGGATGGGACGACAGCGTGGACTAGTTTGTCCTATGCGTCGGGCGGTACGGGTAGTACGGGTCCCACCGGCCCTACGGGTGCGGGGGGTGTCATAGCCTATTACGGCTCGTTCTACGACTCCACGGACCAAGCTCTAACGAGCATTACGGGAGCCCAAGCCATCAACATTGGCTCTACGTTTGAGTCCAATGGGGTGAGCATTCAGAGCAGCTCACAGGTTAAGTTTACCTATGCCGGGACTTACTCCGTAACGTTTTCGGCGCAGCTAGGGAACGGGAATAATGCCATTCAGACGGCGCGGCTCTGGCTTAGGAAGAACGGCACGGATGTTGCGGACAGCAACAGCGTTGTAGACGTTCCCGGTGCGAGCGGTGGGGTGGATGGGCACATTCTAGCCACGGTTAACTACGTCGCTACGTTCGCGGCCAACGACTACATCGAGGTCTATTGGAATGGGACGAGCACGGACCTAGCCATTGAGCAGCTTGTGGCGGGAACTGGGCCTACGAGGCCGGCCACCCCGTCCATCATCCTGACGGCCTGCCAAATTACCTACCAGGGTGTGACGGGGCCAACGGGTCCCACTGGAGCTTCTGGGGCTACGGGACCAACCGGACCGACAGGTGCTGCGGGGGTGACGGGGCCAACTGGTCCTACCGGCCCTACGGGCGCGTCTGGGGCTGCGGGAGCGACTGGACCTACGGGACCCACGGGTCCCACCGGAGCTGCTGGTGTTACAGGCCCTACCGGCCCGGCTGGAGCTACGGGACCAACGGGACCGACCGGAGCGGCTGGGGCTACGGGTCCCACCGGCCCTACGGGTCCGCAGGGGGCACAGGGGATTACCGGACCGACTGGCCCTACGGGTGCTGCGGGGGCTACTGGTGCTACTGGGCCGACAGGCCCGACTGGTCCCACCGGGGCTACTGGCGTTACGGGGCCAACTGGCCCTGCGGGCGCGACTGGGCCCACGGGGCCGACAGGTCCTACGGGCGCTAGTGTTACTGGTCCTACAGGCCCTACAGGCCCGACGGGTCCTACAGGCCCAACCGGCGCTGCTGGTAGCGGAGCGGGTGGTGCCACTAACATCTGGATTCCGGCCTCAGCTTGGATTCCCCGCACCACTTCGGGGTGTGGCGTCAACTCCTTGGAGGCGTCCACCAACAAGGTGAACTACGACGTTCTGGAGTTTGATGCGGCGGCCATCGAGTACGCGCAGGCGATGGTCATTATGCCGAATAACTGGAACGCCGGGACAATAACTTCCAAGTTCCATTGGACGGCTGCCTCCGGTTCTGGGGATGTGGTTTGGCAGCTCTCCGGGCGGGCTTACGCTAACGACGACGCCATCGACCAAGCTACGGGTACGGCACAGACGGCCACCGACACCCTGACGGCGGCCAATGACGTGGACATCTCCCCAGCCACCTCTGCCATCACCTTGGCGGGTACGGCGGCCAATGGTAATCCGGTCGTCTACGAACTCAGCCGCAAAGCTACGGATGCTGGCGACACCCTCGCCGTGGACGCCCGCCTCCTTGGCGTTGAAATCTCCTACACGTCGAGCTGATGAGGGCGCGGCAGAGACATCTAAATGCGCGTCACGCTGGAGCGATGTTCGTGCTTGATGCCCGCTTTATCAATCAATCTGACAATACTGCTGTCAGCACTTGGGCGGATAGAAGCGGCAATAGTTACGATGTTTCTCAAAGCACGGGTGCCAATCAGCCAACTCTTCAGACGGGTGAAGTGGGAGGTAGTTCCATAGTCCGATTCGATGGGAGCAATGACACCTTGGGACGATCCGATACCGGGTTTCCGACCGGAGACATAACTTTTATTAGCGTAAGCAAACAGAATAATAGCCTTCTGAATCTGACATACGCTGGCGTTATGATGTACGGGCAAAGTGCATTAACAAAAGGGGTGTTGGTTTTGTATGCAACCGATAGCAATTATGGAACAAATGGATTCGGGCCATCGCAATATGGAGATGGCGTGGCTGTCTCAAATTCGACTGGCGTTTACAATGTCTCTAGCTGGTACAGGTCATCGACAAATTATTCGGTCCACATAAACGGAGGAACTGCCTCGACGAAATCAATGACTACTGCGACAGCTTTGCAGGGCACAAACGGTCTACACATTGGCAGTAGTACATTTACTCAAACTACGCCCGCCAACTTTCTAAACGGCGATATTGGAAATGTGCTGCTTTTTGCCTCAAGCCTTGCCGACAGTTTACGACGCCGTATTGAGCGCGGATGCGGACTGACTTGGAAAATCGCCTGCTCGTAATGACCACCTACCTCACCCTCGACTGCGCGCTCCGCGCCGAAACCGACCCGTCCGTCATCGCTACGCTGGAGCGGAAAGGCTGGGTCGTCACCGTCCCGCCGAGCTACGACCCGGCCACCGAGCAGCCGCCCGTCTGGGAGAACTGCGGATGGGTTGTAAAGCCCATCCCGCCTCCCGCGCCCTACCGCGTAAGCAAGGACACGATCACCAGCCGCGTTCTCGACGCCGGAAAGCTGCCCGACCTGATGACGCTCATCGCCGGCCTGCCTGCCGAGCAGCAGTTCCTCTGGACCAACTATGCGTGGTTCTGGAACAACAACCAGACAGCCTTGGCTATGTGCGCGCAGCTTGGCCTTGATCCTGCGATTGTCTTGGCCCCTGATCCCTATTTGACATAACTATGAAACTATTCCTCGCCCTCCTCCTACTCGTCAGCAGCGCCTTCGCCCAAGCCGCCTCCACGCCCGTTCTCGCCGGGCGCAAGGTGGTGTTCATCTCGTCGGCTGAAGGCACTACGCCGTTCACCTACGTCTGGTACAAGGACAATGTGGTCCTCCCCAATGAAACCCAGTCCACGCTCACCATTGAGAGTGTGACCGCCGCGAACGCTGGCACCTACAAGGTTCGCATCAGCAATTCGGCCGGGTTTATGGACTCCAACGAGATTGCCATCGTGATTCCGCAGGCGCCGACCAAGGCCACCATCACCATCTCCATCATTCCGTGACTGGCTTGGTGGGCCTTATTCTGGCTCTTGCTAAGGCCATTCCTTTTCTGAACCGGCTGTTGGATGCGGTTCAGGAGGCCCGCCTAGTCTCCACCCACAATGCCATCGACCAAGCCATCCAGAACGCCCGCAATGGGCCTTCTGTGTGCCCTTATGGGGCTTGTCCTCTCAGGGTGCGCGACGCCAAAGGTCAACCAGTTGCTGCTGCATCCTGAGTTCCCGGCTGCTGCCCAATTTGCCCCTCATTTCACGTCCGAAGCTCTTAAAGCCTTAGCTGATTATGAGCGCAAGTCGTGGTAAACTCCTCCCAATGCTCCATCCAAGGGACATTCTTGTTGCGGGGACCCCGGCTGTGGCGTCCATCACCCTTTCCCAGGTTAACCAAGTCGTCGGCCTTGTGGCCTCCGTCTTAGGCATCTGCTATCTCTTGTGGAAGTGGCGGCGGGAGGCTTGTAAATGAACCCCCGCGACCTCCCCTGCAACAGTCCGAGGCGTGATGTGCAGGGTGGTTCCAAATTCGTCGTCAAAGCCTGTCAGAATGGTCAGGAACGGGTGGTCCGCTTTGGGGACGCCAATATGACCATCAAGAAGTCTATTCCTTCCCGCAAGAAGAGCTATTGCGCCCGGTCTGGGGGGATCAAGGGTACGTCCAACAAGCTCTCAGCTAACTATTGGTCCCGGCGAGCCTGGGACTGCTAATTCTATGCCCGACCACTACAAATCCAAGAAGGAGAAGATGCGCCACGAACGCTCCGAAGGTAAGAAGGAGCGGATGATGGAGTATGGCTCGATGAAGACCAAGAACCACGGCACCAGCCGTAAGAAGTGCTCCTAAAATGCCTCTGACCAAAAAGGGTAAGAAGATTCTCGCCAATATGGAGGATCAGTATGGCTCCAAGGAGAAGGCCCAGCGGGTCTTCTATGCCGCCGCCAACAAGGGCACCATCAAGGGCATCGATTTCCGTAGGAAGAAGAAGTAATGCCTCTCCTCTCCACCGCTGGCGGGGCCTCCGTTAGGGGGTTTCGCCCATATTCCACTCTCGTAACGGCTGGGTTCATCTCAGCTACGGGTGGAACCATCACCACTTCCGGGAACTACAAGATTCACACGTTTACGTCCTCTGGGACGTTTACGGTGACTTCAGCTCCAAGCGGCAAGTACATCGACTTCTTGGTGGTGGGTGGAGGTGGGTCTTGGGGTCAGGGTACGGATAATACTGGCGGGGGCGGCGGTGGCGTGGTCATAAAGGAGAATCAAGTTCCGAGTGCTGGTTCGTATTCCGTCACGATAGGCGCCGGTGGTTCTACCAATGGGGCCAACGGTGCTAGCTCCGTGTTTTTTGGCATTACTGCACTTGGTGGCGGAGCTGGGGCTACCAGCAATACCGTCGGCAATTCAGGTGGAAGTGGTGGCGGTTCTGCAACTGGACAGGCTGCAAGTTCAGCGTTGCAACCAACTTCGGCTTCTGGTGGATTTGGAAATCCCGGAGCTGCTCGCGGTGGTGGTGGAGCCGGCTCAGCGGCAAGCGCCGATGTCGGAGGCGATGGGTATTCGGGAAGCCCGCTGAGTTCGTCTCTGTATGGTGCTGGTGGTAACGGCTTTATCAATGCCGTCTCCGTATCTGCGAATACGGGTAATGGTGGCGGCGTTTTGTCGAGCGGTTTGGGCACCCCCGGTGCTGCTGGCGTGGTAATCGTCCGCTATCTCTATCAATAATGCCCCGCTATTCACAGTATGGTGCGACGGACACGGTGGTTGGAGATGAGGGCGATGTCTCCTTTCTCCGACTAAACACCCGTCTGCGTCCTGACCAGCTCCAGCCTGGCGATGTGGCGGGGTCTGTGAATGGGCGGATGGATGTAGACGGGGCGTGGCAGGTGAGAAAAGGCGTAGACAGCTTTGGCCCTACCCTGACGGCCAATACGGAGGCGCTCATCCTCTCCGCTACCCCGGTCATCAAGCTGTACGGCAGTACGCCGTATGCCATCTCCTCGGCCACCCGCAGCACGACGACAGTCACCATCACCACCTCGGCTAGTCACGGGTTTAGCTCCAATACGCTGGTAAACATCTACGGGCTGTCTGGGACTGTGGACCCTAACGGCAACCGGCTCATCACGGTGACTGGGAGCGCGACGTTCACCTACACCATCACCGGAGCTACAGGGAGTGAAACCTATGGTGGGACGGGGAATGCCCGCAATCCCATCCTGTCCGAATCTGCTACGACGGGTGTGTACGGCTCCTGCATCTTTTCCGATCCGTCTACGACGAACACCCGGTACATCCTTCGCGCCACCAATAAGGAGGTGCTGGCGATTAACGTGTCTACGGGAGTGTCTACGTCCATCGCCTATCCGTCCGGCGTCACTATCGGTGTCCGGGTGGAGATGCTGCAATGCTTCGACAAGGTGCTCCTCTTCCGTCCTAGCGGGGTCGCGGCCTTGGAGTGGAACGGAAGCCTGTCTGGTACTCCCGCCTTCACGGTGGTCACCAACGGGACCTACACCCAGCCCGTCTATTTCGATGCGGCGGGCAATACGACCATTACCGATGGCGTGGTCACCGTCACCGCCACCAGCCACGGCCTGTCGGTTGGGGATAAGGTGTACGTCATTGACCGAGGCTCCTCTGAGCTAGAGGAGGGGGATAAGGACTACACGGTGAGCGAGGTGCCGGGTGTTAGTAGCTTCAAGTTCTACGCCCAGGTGAGGGATATGGCGGCCAACTTGGTCGTCATCTCCAAGAAGGTTAGCTCTGGACGAGGATTCGTCCATATGCCCTCCCCGGAGTTCGGCGTCTACCACCAGCGTCGTCTGTGGGTGCCGTACACCCATAACAGCGGTAATCCCGGTACTAGCCGTAATCGGACGGACGAAATCATCGCCTCCGACATCCTCGACTACAACACCTTCGACCAGCTTCAGAACCAGTATCGGATTACTGCCGGCGTAGCCGACTACGTCATCGGCATCGAGCCCTTCGCGGAGGACAATCTCTTGGTGTTCAACCGCAACTCCATCCATCTGATTCGGGGAGTGGGCGGGGCTTTGACGGATACGACCACCCAGCTCATCACGACAGAGGTGGGATGTGTGGCTCGCCGCTCCATCCTCCAAGTGGGTAATCAGGTGATGTTCCTGTCCGATAACGGGGTGTACGCCGCCCAGTTTGGCGACCTGTACAACCTCCGTGGGGCCGGGGTTCCGTTGTCGGAGCCCATCAACAGTCTCATCCAGCGTATCAACCGTAACTACGTCGGAAACAGCGTCGCGGCCTATTTCAACAACCGCTACTATCTGGCTATCCCGTTGGACGCCTCGACGGTGAACAACGCCATCCTGATTTATAATTTCTTGAATCAGGGGTGGGAGAGCCTAGATACGACCGGCCAGAACGGGTGGGAAATCCAGAACTTCTTGGTCGTGGATAGCGGGGGGTTGTCCAAGCTCTACACCGTTAGCTCCTCCGGTTCCATTCACATCGTGGATGAGCGTTCTGCGGGGAGTGACCGTCTAAGCCTCTTTGCCGGCGTGCCTGCCACGGTCTACTCCATAGCCCCGAGTGTCACCACCCGGCAATATGCCTTTGGTCAGCTTGGCCGGAAGAAGTTCTCCACCTACGAACTGCACGTAGAGAGTTCGGAGTCTGAGAGTAGCGAGGGCACCATCTCCATTGACATCGAGAATCCCGACTTCTCGGAGGCCCTATCCACCATTAGCGCCCTAAATGGGGAGACTCTAGGAGTGGGGGAAGACACCTCCCTGCGTGGTAGAATCGGCAACAAACGTGGCTACGCCGCCCAAATTGTCTTAACTCCCAGTAATGGGCGTCCCAAGCTCCGGGCGGTGAAGTTGCAGGCGTCCCTCACCGACCCAACCATCACTTCCAAGTCCTAAAATGGCTATCTTAGCTACTGGCAACACCTTCGCGGTTGGGGACGAGCTTACTCACACCAAGCTCAACAACTCCGTCAATAATGCGACGTTTGACACGGGAGCTGTGGACAATGCCACCACCCAGTTGTCGGGCGGGGCGCTCATTGTTAAGGATGGAGGAATCACCCCAGCTAAGCTCTCTACGGGTGGGCCTTCCTGGACGAGTGGCGGGGCTCTGACCGCTACGTCCATCCAGAACAGTCCTATTGGCTCCACAACGGCCTCTTCCGGGGCTTTTACGACACTTTCTGCGTCTGGGACTACCTCCATCTATGAGACGGTCGAAAAAGCGGCGATTTCGGGTGCGGCGCTCACTGGTACGGTTAATTTTAGCTGGCTGGATGGAGCGGTGGTTTATGTCACCGCCAATGCTTCCGGGAATTGGACGCTGAACGTCCGTGGGGACGGGTCTAACACCCTCAACAGCGTTCTGTCTACCAACGACTCTATCACCCTAGCTCTTCTGGCTACGCAGGGGTCTACGGCCTACTACCAGTCTGCGATGCAAATCGATGGCAGTAGTGTTACTCCCAAGTGGGCGGGTGGTACGGCTCCAACCGCCGGCAATGCTAGTTCCATCGACGTTTACACGTTCACGATTATTAAGACCGCTTCTGCGACGTTCACCGTTCTGGCTAGTCAGACCAAATTCGCTTAATTATGGTCTACCAAGCCACCGAGGAATTGGCCCTTGTTGAGACGCAGTCTGCTGAAGTGGCGGCGGGAATCCCGTCGAGTCAGGCCATTGAACTTCAGCGAATTGAGTCCATTGAGAAGACGATGCTCAATGTGCCCCAGCTGGACGTGCCCCTGCATCACGCCTTTGCTCCGAATGTCTATCTGCGCCAAGTCACTATGCCCAAAGGGGCTGTGATTATCGGCCACCAGCATAAGACCGAGCACTTCAACATCGTTCTGTCCGGGAAGGCTACGGTGTTTATGGAAGGCGAGATTCAGGAGATTGTGGCTCCGGCCATATTCAAATCGTCGGCCAACGTCAGAAAGGTGCTATTCATACACGAGACGATGATCTGGGCCACCGTACATCCCACCACCGAAACCAACCTTGAGAAGTTGGAGGATGAACTCGTCGTCAAGAGCGACTCTTTTCAGCAATACCAGCTCGATGTAGCTAAAGCCAAGGAACTTATGAACAGCCAAGACGGAGGTGGCAAATGAGTTGGGTTGCAACAGCTATTGCTGGCGGAACCATTGGTTCTGCTCTGATCGGAGCAAATGCCGCCAAGGGCGCGGCTCGTACCGCTGCTGATGCGGCTGCCGCCAATCGTCCTGCGCCTGTTGATGTCAATCAGGCGATGCGGGACTACATCAACAGCATCACTGATGTAGGGCTTCAGAATCAGATTATGGGGGCGGAAGGCCAGTTCCGCCCGGGATATATGGCGCTCAATGCCGCCGATATCCAAGCCGGGTTAATTGGTACTGGTGGGTCGCGTGGAGCCCTCGACTTTATCGGTATGTCCGCCGACCGTATGGCGGAACTCAATCAGCGTCTTGGCACGCAGAATACTGAGTACCAGCTAGCGCAGCTTAATGCATATGGCCCGCAGGCTACGGCGGCCTATATGGCGGCCAACCCTGACTTTGCGCGGGCTGTTTCCCAGATGCAGAGCCTGGGCGGGCGTCAGGTTAGCGGCTATCTCAACGAGATGGGGAGTCTGGCAATGCAGCCGGCATCTGCGGCTCAGATTAGCCAGATGGCGGGGACTGGTTTTACCCCCGTCACAGCCCAGCAGCTTCAGGCTGCGGGTACGATGAGCCCTGAGAGGGTAGCGGCGGAACGAGTAGCGGCTGAACGCATTGCCTCCGGTCAGGTGCAGGCTGGTGAGGTGGGTGCGGGGGCTCTGGGTCAGTCGCTCTATCAGCAGGCCCTCGCCAATCAGCAGCTTTCGCCTCTGTCCCAAGCCCTCCAGGCGCAGGGTCTAGGGATGGCTACGGCTCCCGGTCAGATTACCCCGGAAGAGGCCCGTGCGGCCACGCAGGGTGCCCGTGAGCGGTTTGCAGCCACCGGACGGCTGGAGGACATCTCTGCCATTACGGGCGAGGCTCTGGCCCGTGCTGGCGCTTCCCGTGAGGCTCGGATGCAGGACTTGGCCGCGTCTCAGGCCATCAATGCCCAGCTCTTGGGCGCTCAACAGGCTGGTCAGGGTCTGGCTACGGACGTTCTGCGGGCAGACATTGCCCGTCAGCAGGCCAATGTGGCTACGGGGCTACAGGCCGGGACGTTCAACGTGGAGTCGGCTCTGCGTGCGGCGCAGGCCAATCAACAGACGGGCTTGCAGGCTGGTCTTGCTAATCAGGATGCGCTCCTACGCGCAGCCCTTGCCAATCAGCAGGCGGGGATGCAGGCGCAGCAGTTCAACATCACCAACCTTCAGGGCATTCAGCAGGCCAATCAGGCGGCCAACTTGCAGGCTGCGTTGGCTAACCAGCAAGCCGGTCAGCGCGGCTTTGAGTTCGGGGCAACGCAGAATCTTCAGACCCAACTCGCCAATCGCGACTTTGCCGCCCAACAGGCCCAGCAGCGGTTTGCCAATCTGGGCGCGGTTCTTGGCGCTGAGCAGACGATGCTTGGTGCTGATCGAGCCTATGCTGGGACGATGGCTGGTGCACTTGCCGGGATCACTCCTGCGGCCATCTCTCAAGCTGGCATTGGTCAGAATGCCGCCGCCATTCCCCTCGGCTTCACCGGCTATGAGGCGGGAGTTGGGCTTGGGTCCAATGTTGGCCCTCGGATGTTCAATCCTGATGTCGGCGTCAATCTGGCTCTGGCTAATCAGGCCAATCAGGCTGGCTATGGTGCGGCGGTTGCTGGTGGTGCGGCTACGGCGGCTGGTGCGCGTGCCGGGGCTACCGCTAATGTGGCTGGTAGTTTCGCTCAAACCTTGCCGTTCCTTCTCGGCAATATGAACTTTGGTGGGAGCACCGCATCCGCTGGCGTCCCCGCCTCGCTTAGTCGCACCGGAACTCCCTATCAAGCCCCCGGCTCTGGATTCAGCTACGGAAGACCCGGAGGTTAACTCTTATGGCCGTCTTTGGATCAACCATTAATCCCGCCTTGGGGCGGGTAGACTACTCGCCGCTCGCTCAGGGCATCGCCCAGGGAGGGATGTTGTCCGCGCAGGGAATCGTCAATCTTGGGCAGGGACTTGCCCAAGGGATCCAGACGTATGTCCAGAAGCAGGAGCAGAAGAAGGAAGAGGAGCAGGCTACTACGGCTATTGGCCGCATCCTGAAGAGCAATCCCGGCCTAGCTACCCAGCTCAATGTTCCTATTGATGAGGCGGGGGACTTTGACCGTGGAGCCTTAAGGGCCGCCATCAAGGGCGCTGGTGGTCCGGCGAATGCTCTTAAGCTCGCGGCCACCCTAGAGGAGCTTGGCGTGCAGCGTCAGGCCCGCCAGCAGCAGGAGCAGGCTGCGTCCTATGCGGCTATGCTCCGTCAGGGTGGTGGTCAGGTGCCTTCCCCTGTTAGCAATCAGGCTCTGGCCCAACTCAGCCCGCAGGCTCGTATCGCTGGTGAGGCGGCCTATCTTCAGAGCGAGCAGGCGCGGGCCAACCTTGGAAAGACCCAGGCCGATACGGCTGAGGCGCGTGCTCGTGCGGCTGCGCTTGCCCTTCCCAAGGCGGGGCCTCGGCTTCCCTCCGAAGAAGCCTTAGTTCAAGCTAAAATTAAAGCTTGGGAGGATGAGAATCCTGGAAAGACTCTTCCTAGTTCGGAAGAAGCCAAGATTCGGGCGTCTGCACGGGCCGATCTTCGTCCGGTTACCACCATCAATACCGGAGACAATGTCACCGAGAAATTGGTGGCTGAACGCTAGTTTGCAGATCGGGATACGGCGGTGGCTGCACAGCGCGCTCTTCCGTCTTACGACGAGGCTGAGAAGATTCTCAAAAGCGGAAAGGCTATCACCGGCACCTTGGCAGATGCCCGCTTGACCGTTGCCAAGGCCCTTTCGCCCTTTGGAATTAACCAAGATAACGCTGCCAACACCGAGGTGCTGCGCGCTCAACTCGCCATCCCCGTCTTGTCTTTGGTTAAGCAACTTGGGTCTGGTGCTGGCATTTCCAATGCTGACCGCGATTTTGCCGAGAAAGCTGCCGGCGGAAGCATTACCCTTACACCTCAAGCCATTCTGCGTTTGACGGAAATTGGCCGGAAAGCGTCCAAGTCTGCCATCTCCAACTACAACGAGCGTTTGGACCGGGTTTACCCGGAGGCTGATGAAGGCACGTCTCGTTTGCGCCGCGCTTTGGTTCTTCCTTCGTCCTCTAGTCGCTTTACGGTTGAGGCAGTAAATCCGTAACAATGCCCTCCTACACGATTCGGGATTCCAAGACCGGCAAAACACTAGTCGTCCGGGGAGACTCACCTCCTACGGAGGCTGAGATGGAGCAGCTGTTTGCATCTCAGCCTGAGGCTACTCCTGCCCAAGCCGAGGTTCCTGCACCGCAGCCTGTTGCTCAACCCGTCACTTCGGTCACTCCCGAGCAGGCGCGGCCCACCTTTGAGACGCCAACGGCTATGTCTGGCCGTAACTTTATGGTGTCCGGCTTCCAAGCCGCACCGGAGGCCCAGGCTCAGGGCGTCGTTGGGATGGCTCGCTATGCCGCACCTGTGGCCGCTACGCTGGCTACTGGTGGCCTAGGGCTGGTGCCTGCGATGGTGGCTAGTGGCGCGGCTACGGCGGGTTCCGAAGCCCTGGCGCAGGGCTTGGAGGGTGAGGCTGGAATGCGGGATGCCCTCAATCTGCGTCAGGTGGCGGCGTCTGGCATTGCCGGGTCTGTTGTTCCTGTGCCCCTGCGGATGGCTGCTGGTGCTGTGCCTTCCGCCAGTCAGTCGGTGGTCAACTTCCTGACCAATGCCGGGGCTATGACCTCGGCCAATGAGGCTGCTCGGCTGGTGGAGAAGGGCGAGTTTGAGGCCCCGAAGGGTGTTGCCGACTACCTCCTGCGTATCGGGGCTCCTGTGGCTCTGGCTGGTGTTGGTACGGCGGCGTCGATGTCTGTTGCCCGTCAGCAGGCCCGCATCGCCAAGGGAGATGCCCTAATCAAGGAACGCTTTGGCGCGGTGCCTATGTTGGGCGAGGTGATGCCGGGCCTATCGGAGTTTGAGGCTCGCCGCTTCCAAGGGAACAACGTCATAGCCCGCCGTGCGGCGGAGAATATGGACGCCAACTTGGCCGGCGTCGTTAAGGCCGAGCTTGTGGACAAGGCTCCCAACCCAGACAAGATTGCCCGTCAGCTCCTTCCCTACGTGCAGGACGTGGAGCAGCTTCGGACTGCCGCGACTCAGGCGCGGGTTAAGGCTGACAATCTGGCTAACCAAGCCACTCAGGCCACCACAGCCGATCTGGTTCTTGCCCGTCGTCTGGCGGATGAGGCAGATGCTGCTGCGGTGGAAGCCGTCAAGCAGCGTGCCCTGTACACCGAGGGCACCGAGAGGATGCTGGGAAGCTCTATTACGGACGTTTCTGACGTGGCTAAGGGCAATCGTCTCCAGAAGCTGACGGAACTAGCCGATGCGGCGGAAAAGTCGGTTAGCGTTGGTTTGGGACGCCTTTACGGCAAGGCCGGCCTTGAACTGACTGCCCCCGTGGCGCGGGTAAGTGAAGTCCGCAAGAACATCGCTCGGATGGTGAGTGACCCGGTTGAGTCCGGTCAGTTGATGGAGATGTTTGACGCCGCGATCAAGAAGCCCGGGATGCTCACCAATGGTGGTGATCTTACCTTGGCTGGCTATCGCAATGTCCGGGACCTCATCTCCGATGGTCTGGTGACTGCCGGTGGTGATCGTACTGCCGCCACCCGTAAGGCTGGACAGGCTTACAACGCCGCTAAGGCGGCCTCGGAAACCTACATCTCCAAGGTTTACCCGAAGAACGTGGCTGATTCGTTCAAGGCTGCCAATGGGGCCGCCGCTTCGGTGTTCCAGAACCGCACCGGGGTCATTGACGACATTCGTGCGGGGAACATTGATCGGGTGGTTAGCCTAATCGAGGACCAGGGTTATGGTCCGGTGGCTAAGGCCATCCAAGACTATTCCTCAGCCTTGTCTGGCATTGGTGATGATGCCTCGCGTGCCGCCTCCAAGCAGTTCGTGGCGAATATGGCGGGTAGCATCAGAGATCATCTGGTGGACACCTCGATGCGGTTGGGTGAGGGTGTGGACAACGCCACTAAGGCGCTGGATGTTTCCAAGTTGGTTAAGCGGGTGGATGCCCTTCGCCAAAAGGGAATGAGCCCGGAGGCACTTGGGTTCCCGAATGCTGATGCCGTGCAGGCTTTGGCCCGTGTCGCCTCCACGCCTAACAAGGCGATGGATATGGGTTCGTTGACCCGGTTTATGGACGACGTGGCTCTGTCCGGCGTCCCCATTGCCGAGGCCCGTCTGTCCTACGACGATGCCCTGCGTAAGTACCTGACCGCCTCCAATGCGGCGGAAAGCACGCGGGAACTCAATCGTCTCAACGACCTTCGCAAGAAGGCTGAGTTTGGTGCCGGCGAGGCCGATGCCGCCTATCAGCGGGCAGTGAATGATCCGTTGGTCAGGCTCTTCAATGAGCCCGGTCTTAGCGTTTCCCCGGTCGCTGGGGCCAATCCTGAGTATGTAGGCAAGCTCCTGTCCGCAGGTGAGAATGGGGTGAAGCGTCTTACCGCTGCCCTCCAGACTCCGGTTCCCGGCAGTCCTGAGCTAACCATCCGCCGCTTAAACAATCTGGCTGCCCTGAAGAAGAGCGCCGTGGCTGACGTGTTTGGCGAGACCTTTCGGGCAGCCCTTGGGCCTGGCGACCAGCGCCTGCGTCTGGAACGCATCACCGACTTCTTCTACGGACCCACGCAGAAGACTGAGCGAGATGCCTTCCGTTCCTTGGTGGGCAAGGAGGAGTTCAACAACCTCCAGCAGCGGTTTGCGGAGCCCATCAAGCGCATCTTTGAGCAGCGCAAGAAGCTGGGTGTGGCTATGGGGGACATCCGCGAGGATCTAATCGTGGCATCCGGCAGTTTGGGTCAGCTCCAAGGCCGTAGTACGGCGGGCGTCATCTTGGGCAACTATCTACGTCGGGCCTTTGATGCCATCTCCAACCGTGGCTACAACGTCCTCTACGGGCTCTACGTTGACCCAACCATCTCCCGCGACTTCCTGAAGGCTAAGGGCGACATCAACGCCTTTGTTAACTCCAACCCCCGCAATGCTCTGATGTACCAGATGATGCTGCGGGAGGATGAGGCTAACAATCCTCAGCAATCACCGGCCAGATAGGCTCCCACTCCGGTTCACAGAAGAACCGGGTGCCGTCGCTCTCCCCTCCGTAAATCTCCCCCTCTAAGCAGGGTTGGCCGCTTGGGTGGGTGGTGGTGCGCAGAATGTGGAACCTATGTCCCTTGATGGGCAGACACCACAATGTCCCGTCGGCTAGGGTGATGAGCACCGCATCTACGACCGGCTTAAACCTCCAAAGCTTAGGTTCCTCTATGGTCACGAGGTGCCGCGAATCTGACAATCAATGCGGTCGTGGCCGCCCTTCTCGGTGCGGGTGTAAGTTATCTCAAACTCAATCCAGCCCAGAGCACAAGCAGACCGACCCGCGTCCACGTTGTAGCTCACCCTGTCGGGCTCGTAAGCCTTGAGGAAAGAGCCGGTACGGCCTAGCCAAGGGGTGCGCTCTTGGAGGGAGATGTAGGGAGGGTGCGGCGACTGGTTGAGCCGTAGGCGGGGGCTTGATGGGATACAACCCTTCGCGTGGGTGTGCCCCATCAGGTAGATGTCAGCCTCTGCCGTTTGGGCCATCTTCTCTATGGTGTTGAACTGCGATCCCGGCAGGCTTCCTCCCCCTTTCCCGTGGTGGGCGAAGATATCGAGGACGGAGCGGTGTTTGTTGCCGAATTTGAAGACCACCCGAAGCAGCGAGCTAACACCCAGAAAGCGGCAACCAAGCTGATGTGCCAGCAGATGGTCAGTAGTTTGGCCGTCAGGAAAAGCAAAGTAATGATTGCCCCCAATGAGGCCAAGACAACGCCCACGCATAAACCCAAGCTCATTCCCAAGAGTGCGAGCAACACCCTTGTAAACGTCGTCAAGGGTGCGCTTAGTGGTATCGTGCAGGCCGGGATCATTGAGGACGATTCTTTCCGAGGTGGATACGCCGTCGGTGTAGTCTCCTAGGCCGAGGAAGAGGGCGTTCTTCTGCTTCTTGGCGTACGTGAGGAAGTCCTGCCAAGCCCGATGGGCGTGCATATCGGAGTCCCGGTGGATGTCCCCGAAGGGGATGAGGCGGATGGGCTCGCCAAACTTGGCTTCCACCTCGACGCGGTGGGTGGTGAACAAACCAGTCGTTTTTATGGGGTAGTCCTCCTATTGGATTTTCTCACTTCCCGCTCTTGGCCGGTTTTGACGGCGTGGCAGGCTTGGCAAAGTATTTGGTAGCCGTCTTGCTCGACGAAGAGCCGGGCGATGAACTCGTCCCAAGAGACAAAGCCGCGAACGGGGTCCACGACAGGCACGATGTGGTCAACCTTGGCTTCCTTGTTTGGGACAATGGAGGAGCAGGCGGCACATTTGTAGGAGTTGCGGGCAACTCTGGCTGCCTTCTTAGCTCCGTACTTTGGACCCCACCTAGAGGAGGCGCGACGAAGCGCCGACGTGATGAAGGACCGGAAACGTGCTGAGGACCACTTTCCATCGTTGTAGGTCATCCTATGGTGCGGCGAATAAGCATATTCCCCAGCCATAATACACATACGTGGATGTGCTTGCAGCGGTCTCTTTCGGGGTGGGGGTACTCATTCTGGGGCAAGCCTTGCTTCAGGCGGGGCTGACAGCGTGTTTCCCAGTCCCTACAAGTGCATTGACCCCGCCCCTTGAAGGAAGCGAGGTCAACGACGTAGAACTCCTCATCTTTGCTCTCGGAAAGAACGTGGAAGAGGAGCTGTCCACGGTGCTCAATTCTTGGCGGAGGCTTCACCTTGCAGCCGGTCCTTGCGGGCCAGGATGAGCTTGTGGTAACGCTCGATGGCTTTGAACTGGTCCACCGGGTCGTCGGAACCCCCGATGTCGTTAACCATATCCTCCATCAGTTTCTCCTCTAAGACTTCTAATTTGCGCGGCGTAGTAGCCATTGGTGTGTTTCCGCCCATTGCGGGTTTGAGTGGATTGTGTCGTGACAGGTCCGACAGACAGCTAGGAAGATGCTTTCGTCACAGAGCTTCCCACCTCGTCCGAGCGGCAACTTGTGGTGGATGTCCTGGCTGTCTCTTTTCTGACAGACCTGACAGGTTGGATTGTTGGCGAGGAAGTCGGCCCTGAGACCTCGGTAGATCTTCAGGGCCTCCTGCCTGCGTTTACTTACCCTTCTTAGAGGCGTTCGCTTCAAGGAAGGTGATCAGTCGGTCGTAGAGCTTCCAATGGCGCTTGGACACCTTCGGGCTCGTGTTCTTTAGGTTGGCGGCGCGTGATGCTAGGGAGTAGCACAGGTCCGCCAAGTTCTGCTTGTTAAGCCTTAACCCGGGGATCGTATTTGTTCGCATAACGCCAGATGTTTGCTGCGGACAGGAACATATCGAAGGCATCGCGCATCTCCTGTGCGGTGTACTCCACTACCTCCACCCGGTTGGGCTCGGTGGTTGAGATGTAGACGTTGGCCCCGAAGCCGTTGTCCGTGATGACTCCACCATTGCACCAGTAGCCGACGTGGTAGGCGGCGATTTGGGGCAGATGGTTGAACCTGTAGCTGAGCGGCTTGCCGGGAGTTGTGCGGATGGTCTTGAAGTCCACAATGCCGCACATCGATCCTTTGGTGACAGCGCAGTCGGTGGTGCCGGCATACCCGTGTTGCGGGCAGACGACGCTCACCTCAGACTTGTCCACCGTATAGCCGGCCTTCTGAAAGCCGAGCAGACCAGCCCAAGCCAGGTCGAAGGCGTGCCCTTGATAGGGCATCGGCTCGCCGCGAGTGTAAGCCTCGATGTTGGCGTGGGTGTCGGTGCCGAGGTCGGCAGCATTAGCCACCTCGTTGAAAGCCTTCTCCAAGGCTGATCCGGTGTACTGCTCCAGCGTTTCCTCTGGGCCCGGAGGCGCGTTGAAGCACCACTCCACGATACGGGAGTGCTTCCAGCGGTTGAGGGCCGGGTTATCGACGACCCCCATAATGGTGGTGATCGACGGGAACAGCCCCAGCTCGCGGGCGTCGGTGATGTTGGTGGGCCGCGTCGGGTTCTTAGCACCCTTCTTAGTGGCCTGGGTATGGCAGGCTTTCCCGGTCTTGTCGTACCAATGGCTCACAGCACGTCCTCCCCGCCCGAGGTCTTGGCCGCGCCGATGTTCTTCCCGTTGCCGAGGATGTTGCCCTTGAGGCCAGCCTTGCGCTGCTCCTTGGTGAGCCCCTGCACGGCCTTCCAATCGTTGCCGTACTGGTCGTTCTCGGTGGGGAAAAGGACGATGTTCAGGTACTTGCCCTGCTTGCCCTCGTAGAGGTATTCCTTGTTAATCTTGCTGACGTTGATGGTAACGCTAATCATATGTTTCTGTGGTTTGGTTTTAGTTTACTGACGGAAGCTTAGAACGGGTCGTCGTTGGCCGGCTTAGGGGCCTCAGCCTTGACGGGAGCCTTAGCGACAGGAGCGGGCTTGGCCGGCATAGCATCCACCCCGTCGTCGTCCTCCTGGGTGATGCAGAGCATTGCAGCGAGCGAATAGCGACGCAGATATGTCGTAGCCGATCCAACGCCCTGCGGGTCGGCTTTCGGCAGCGGGGACCACGCAACGTCGTCGATCCATTGCCCGGAGGTGTGCAGGAGGCGGGTGGTCAGATGCAGGGAGTTGCTCTCCGCAATGCCACCAGACAGGCTCTGGAGGATGACGATGCCGTTCTTGTTGAGCGGCTCCTTCACCGCGTCGATAACCGCGCCTAGGTCGGCGTAGTTGTTTTTGAAATGCGGGTTCTTCGCGTTCTTGGTCGCGTTCCCGATTTCCTTCTGAGCGGCCAGCAATGCCGGCGCAATCAGATCAATCTTTTCGGATGTCATCATTGGAAGTTCCTTTCTTCTGTTTCTCTGCGCCAATTTGTGGGGTATTTTTAGCGGGAGTGGAAGCCTTTTCTTTCGAGAAAATCCTATCCCAGTTATCCCGAAAGGTTTGCGTAAAACAATTTCTGGGAGAATCGCCTTTTCCTGCGCTCATCGTGTTCTGAGTTGGTTGAACTTTGTTGTGGGTCTGTGGAAGGCCATCTTCACCGAGGCGCAGCCGTTGTCCCGGCCTTTGGCCTGCACCAGCTCCACCTCTAGGGTGGTCAGGTGTTGGTCGTTGACCGTCTGCGGCGCGCCCTCGGAGTTCTCTGCCGGCAAGTGGATGAAGAGCACCCGGTCGGCGTCCTGCTCCAAGTTGCCGCTCTCTCGGAGGTCTGAGAGGCGGGGCACCCGGGACTCCTTTTCTACCTCACGGCTAACCTGGGCGAGGAGCACGACCGGGATTCCAAGGCTCACAGCAAGGTCTTTGAAGGCTAGGCTCACCTGTCCGATGGCGATGTCCCGCGTCTCCCCCTTGCCGTGCGGGGGCACGTAAAGTTGGAGGTAGTCGATGACGATGGCCTTGATGGACATAAACGCCTTACAGGCTTCGATGCGGGCGGCCACCTGTTGAGCATTCTTGTCGGCGTCGAAGATGTGGAGCGTCTTGCTGAGGTTCTGCTCGATGTCTGTGAGGGCGGCGCGGAACTTGTTAACGTCCCCGGGCATTGCCTGAGCGTTGGAGACGGCCTTTACGGACACCCCCGACATCATCGCGGCTAAGCCTAAGCACACCTTCTTGACCGGCATCTCGCGGGAGAAGAGCAGCACGTTGCCATACTTCGTTGCCCAATGCCGGCAGATGTCGCGGGCCATTGACGACTTACCGACACCCGGACGGGCGGCGATGATGATGAGTTCCCCTCCCGTAGCTGCGCCCAGTTCCCGCGTCATATCTCCCCACGGCCAGGTCATCCCCGGCTGCTCCACCTCACCGGAAAGAAGCTTGGCTAGGTCGGCCATAACGAGGCCGGCGGCGTCCTTGAGGCTCACCTGCGTGGCGGTCTGGTTCCTCAACGCAAGGAGCTTTGAGATTTTGGCGACGAACTCGTCCACCTGTGGCTTGCCCGCTAGGGCCAGTTCCTGCGTCTCTGCGGCCACCACGGCTATCTCCCTAGCCTGATATAGCTCCTTTATCCGATCTAGGCTATAAACGAAGGAGATGGAGGTTTGCGCGGCTCCGGTGATGTCCGCGAAGTTGGCTAGTCCTCCAACCTTCTTGAGGTCGGGATCGGTGCGTTTAAGCTCCTCACAGATGACGTGAGGGTCCAGTCCTTTGCCGCGAACGTGGCACTCGTTAAGCTGCTTCCAGATGGTGCGGCAGAAAGGGTTGTAGAACCAGTTCTCGCCAACCTTGTAGTCTAGGGCTTTGAGGAGAGCCGAGGAGCCCTCCTGAACTATCGTTGAGATGACTATCCTCTCAGCCTGTTCATTGTGTGGTAGTTTCATCGACTCGTCTCCTTTTTAGTATGTGTGTCCATTCTTCGTTTGTTAGGTGGTATTTCTTGTATCCCAAATTGGTGATGCGACTACGGATCGCAGAGGCGTTGAGGCGGGTGAATTGGGCCAGCAACTCTTTCAGGTTGGCCCCGCGCCTCATCGCGTTTTCAAACTGGATGCGTTCCGTTAGCATTCTAGGCGGTCAATGATGTTTGCCAGATACTCCCGCCGGATGTGGGCAGCGAGAGCCTCAGCCGTCTTCCATTCCTCGCCGTCTGGACCATATTTGATCCCGGAGCGGAGGTAAGCATCTAGGTCCCATAGGACGCCGGACATCTCAGAAGAGAGGTTGGCGGCTTTGTAAGCGTGTTGCTCGTCGGGCAGGTCAAATTCAATCGTGGCTTTCATAGATGGCGCGGTAGATGTTTGGGAACTTCTCGGTGAAGATGATTTGGATAGCTTGGGCGATGTCTCGGTGTTCTTTCTGTGTCCCTTCCGCTGTGCGCTGCTCCAGATAGTGAATCCAAGAGCGTATGTTCCCAGTCATATAGAGCCGGGTTTTCGTGCAGAGCGGCAGCACCATCCTCGCGGTTTCCTTGCTCGCACCCTCGTTGATGAGCGTCTCGTAGGCTTCGTAGGAGGTCGCAATGACGTTCCTAACAATCTCCGAGAGACGATAGTCCTCGATGGGTGGACCGGATGCCTGGCGGTTCTTAGGATGCTGCCGGCGCAGCTCCACAGCCTCAAACCCCTGTGCCAGAGCGTAGCGTTGGCTAAACTCTTGGAAGGTGAATGAGCGGTGACGCAGAATCTGCGCGGCAATGGCTCTGGAGGTCTCAATCTCCACCGTCATCGAGGCCGTCTCAAAAATGCTCCAATGCCCGTGCTTGATGCAGTAGGCTATGAGGCGGGGAGCCGTCTCCTTGTTGAGCTGGTTGGCCGGGTTGCTGACCCGTGCGGCGTAGACGATGAGGTCTTCCGCCGTCCAGATGCCGCTGTCTTCTTGAAGCTCTTTGGAGGGCGTGGTGAGGGCAATGAGGCGTACGTTCACGACTGCGCCTCCTTTAGGGCTTCGTCTATTTCAGCCTTCACCTGTTCAGGCGTCCAACGATGCCAACCACGACAGAACTTAACTCGGTCTTCTTCGTCTAAGTTAATAAACCAGTTTAGCCGCGCCGAGTCCTTCCGCAGCGCGGCGTTCTCACGCTGGAGATTTGCAATCATTTCCCTCGGAGTTGTTGGATTGCTCACGGCTGCGCCTCCTTTCGGGCCAAGTCGATGACATCGCGAGCCGTGCCGTGTCTCCAGTTTTGGTTTTTGCTCAAAACAGGGAACGTCAGCCAGCAGCCTGTGTTGGTCAGCCAATCCAACCGTTCCTTGTCTGCCTGCAGCGCGGTGTTCTCGGCCAGTAGCTCCTTTATCTCCTTATTGAGCCCATCAATGGTTTTTTGCATCTCGGCTGCTACAGAGCCGGGCTTAGGCTGAAACAATTCTTCAAACTTCATTTGACCAACTCCTTTGTTATTCGGGTTTAATTCCTGTTGCCATCCACTCCGCGCACAACGCATAGCCGTGGATGTCCACCCAGTTGTCGTCCTTGTGCTGGTAAGCCTGGCGGCGCAGCTTTAGTCCAATCATCAGCAAAGGAACATCCTGAGCCGTGATGGGTGCGTGGAGCTTGTGTTGAAGAATGCCGTTCCAAATGAGAGCTGTGCCCTCAAAGTCGGCCTTAGGATTGCCGTAGGAGTCCTGTCGGTCTCCCGTTACTACCTTTAATGCTTCGTCGATGTAGCTCATTCGTCGTAATCCGGGCCGTTGTCCGATTGGTACACCACCCCGATGACAAACCCGATGAGGGCTGAGATGGCTATGGCTGCGAGTAGAAGGGTCATTGCGTAAGTCCCATTGAGATTTGGAATTTGGCATCCCGCACCGCCCAGAGGGCGTTCTCCCGCATCAACTCCCGCCAGAACTTTGAATTCTGGGGGTAGTGCTTTGCCACTAGGCTGTAAGCCTGTGCGCGGCCAATGCTCCAGTTGGAAAATCCACCTTTGCGGATTTGGGCTTTAAGGGCTTTCACGAGGCCACCTCCTTCTGGTTAATCCAGTCGAGATGGTAGGTGAGCACCTCAATCTTCGCATTCTGCTCGTAGAGCAGTTGGATCGCGGCTTTGATGAGGTCGGCTTGCTCTGAGCAACTAACCTCCAGTTTGGTTTGGAGCCCGTAGGCGATGTCTTTGATGTCCATTTTTCTTCGTGGTTCGTGTCTTTGTTGGGGCCGGCTTGTTGCCGGCTGCTAAAGTTGGAGCAGATTTTCCGTCAGTCGCCAAGCTCATTTCCTGTGCCCGGAATCCCGGCCTTTGAGAATCAACACTTTGTATCGTATTTGAGTCAAAATCCTCTCATTTCTGATCTATTGGGATGGAAATGTCTCATTTACCTCTCACTTATGAGTGATTAAGGGGTTAATGTCTCACATATCGGACTTTATGAGACATAAGGCGCGATATACCGGACGTTAACCCTTAAAAAATGGGGTTAAGGCACATTGGGCTGTGCTTTATGCGGCTCCTGTAAGGACGCCGCTCCGGGTCGCCGCCTTAGGGTGTAAGAAATACTAGGTAGTATTTTCAACAAACTGCCCTTAGCCGAGATGCAGAGACTTCCATAGCCTTTCGGCCTGGTTGACTAGTCCCGGTGGCTGCTTCCCGGAAAAGAATCCCGGTTTCGGTGGCGATCCAACTGCCCTTGAGCCTGAGTGCTTTCGCTCCCACGCCTCGACTATCGAAGTCTCAACAAGTTTCATCGAGGTCTTTTGACCGCCTATCCTATCCACGCTGAGTGTGTCGCCGTTTAAGGCGTCCGGGGCCTATGGGGCTGATACGTGGCCGGAACCCTACGGGGCTCCTAAAAGCAAGAAGCCCGGCGAGGTACGACTCTCGACCGGGCTTCCCCCGAGACTTCCCAGGGAGTAGATTGGTTGAGCGGGCCGTACACCGCAACTGACAACGACTGAACTAAGGGGTAGACGTTTAAGCACAAGTCTTAGATGTGTTCTATTGTTATGTTTCTGCTAAGATGTTGCGGATTAGTGCCTTAAGGCATAAAATAGTCCTGTGCCAGTTAGTTCCAAAATGGAAATGCTTGCGCCGCAGGCCGGGTCGATGCCTTAAGGGCTGCTTGGAGCTAACCCTCGAATCCCCGCAGGAATCCCCGAAGGGTTCCCCGAAGAAATCCCCGAAGGGTATGTCCCTTAAGGCCCACCCCGGCGCTTCGCTGCCTCCAGGGTTCGTTGTGCGGCCTTTTACGGTGTTTAAGGAGAAAAACCGTACGTGGATATGGCACGAACCAGAAAACCCGCCAAAATCGATTTAAAGGGCATTTGCGGGCATTTATGGGGCGGGTAAAGCCGCCGAATCCCCGCACCCCGGCGCTTAAAACCACCTTAAGGGGGATTTTGGGGTCGATGCCTTAAGGCGTTTGCTTGGGATTGGGCCTTTAAGGGCCATTTCTGGACAAAGGATAGGTCACGGGAAAGTGCCTCCGCCTTGCGAGAATACGCAGTTTCCGCATTTCGGGTTACGGGGACCGAAAAGGGACCGTGGCGCCAGGCGTTCGCCCTATTGCGGGCATTATCGGGCAAGCCTCGCCGGGCAAGGGTCGCGCCCGTATACGCCCGGAAAAGGGCAAAGCTGCCCGCTAACGTGCGGGGATCCCCTTTCACCCCTAGCTTCGCGCAATCCGCAATCACGCCCGGTTTGATTTGCGCGGGCCCGATGGCTGCACCATTTCGGGCATTCAAATCCCCGCCGCTTTCCAGCTGCACAATAGCCAAGAAGAGGGAAAGGAGCGCGGAGGAATCGGGCACAAAAAAAGGCCCACCGAAGTGGGCCCGATAGGCAAGGGGAAAGGCTTAGCTAAGGAGGACGTAAAGGGCGCTCGCGACTAGCGAACCCAAGCCCGCAAGCAACCATAAGGCGGAAAGGATAAAGTGGTATCGTTTCACGTGGTCGCGATTGCGGAAGCCTTGCGCTTTTGTGTTCCGTGTGCGGGGAAGCCAATGATCACGGAACGTTCCGCCCTTTGGCAAAGTTGGCAAGACGCGCAGGAAACGCCTTCCCGGTAGGTTGCGGGGCAAATGATCACTTTGCGCCCCGCTGGCGTGGTGCAATTGGCCTTTCGGCTTTCGGGAAGCACGCAAACCACGGGCCCCGCTTTGGTTTCCGCTAGCGTGTCGGCGTGCGCCAGGGAATTGGCGGAAAGGTTAACCGTAAATCCCCGGGAATTGGCTTCCCGGATTAAACGCAAATTGCCCCGCAAGCGTGTTTTGTGCGAATAGGTGAACCCTCGCCGCCCGCGATTGGCCCGCATAAGGGCCCGCAATTCCGCAGCGTTCACCCTTTCGCCCTCCCCGGGAAGGTCGCCAGCCTGATTATGGCGCCAAAGCTGGCCCGGAGGAAGCGAAGCGATTTCCCCGCAGAATTTGCCCCAAGCCATTCCGCGCTCGCGTGCCGTGACTTTCCGCCAATGCAAAGCCAAGGGCCCGTTTCCCGCATAGCAACCGCCGCCCCTGTTAAAAGGACAAGACGGAGGACAAGTGGCGGAAGACGTAGTGGAAACGGGAATGGGGCCCGTCTTTACGTTCCCGGACGAAAGGGAAAGGTGAACCCACGTTTTCATTCCTCCCCCCCTTCAAAGTCAAAGCCATCTTCCGCCAGGATTTCCCGCACGCATTCCTTCGCTTGCGCGAGGCATTCCCGGGTATTCTCCAAAGTCACGCCTTCGGATTCAAAGCGGCTTTGCCAATCGTCGCGGAAATCCATTCCGCAGGGCAAATCCGGCAAGTCTTCGATGGAAAGACCGCCCGCAAGCTTGCGCGTTGCAAGGTCAAGATAGGCGCTTGCCAATTCCCGCCCGCCCTTGCGTGCGTAAATGCTTTGCGCGACTTCTAAGGGCGTGCGCTTCAGTTTGGCTTCCGTGGCTTGTGTCGTTTGCATCTGTTTATCTTTTGTTTCGGTAGTTGCTGGCAATCAGAAGTTGAGAACTAGGTAACCTTCCTCAAAGCCAATGACTTGCGTGTTGTCAGCAAGCCATTCCCACGCTTTGCGCTCGCTGGTGTCGTCTCGTTCCTCGCCTTCGGGGGTTTCCGGCGCTTCCCAGCCGTAAGCTTCCGCAGCCTCAAAAGCGTCTTTGTACTCCGTCCATTCGCAGCATAGGGCAATCGGGTCAAATTCCGTTTCCTCCCCCAAGTCTTGCTCTAATTGGTCCAAGTAGTCGAAAAGGGCGACAAGCGCAGGGCGAGAAAACTGATTCGGTCGCAGGGTCGCGAAGGCTTGGATGAAGCGGGATTCGGTAACAGTCTCTTTCATGGTTCCTTTCGTGTGTGTGTGTGTGGTTCAGTCGAAAAACCCGCAGAAGCCAAGGGCAACGGCGGATAAAATGGCGAGAAGAGCGAGGCAAGCGAGGGTTTCGAGTGTGCGTTTCATTCGTTTTTGTGTGTGTGTGCTTTGCTGCCGTAGTGGCGGCAAACCTATGCCCCCCCGAAAGGGGGCAACGGTTTGGCGTCAGTCCGCCGGGAATTGCTTCCGGTATTCGGCAAAGGCCCGGTCAAAGGCCTCCGCGCTCGCCAAGGCCCGGGAAACATCCCGGCCCGCGTCCCCGCTTTCAACGTAGGCCCGGAGCGCAGCCTCGCGAAGGGCGTTGTCCAAAAGGGCAAGGGTAACGGTACCGTTCACAGGGCACCTCCTTTCACGCTAGCCGTCCAAGAGTCCAAGGCGGCAACATAGGCGCGGAAAGCGGAATCGTAGGCGGCACTAGCGGCAGCCTCGGCTTCGGTGCCGACCGCGGCGAAATAGGCGCGGAAAGCGGATTGCTTGGCGGCAAAGGCGGAAGCCTCGGCGTTTTGTAGGTCTTGCGTGGTCATTGTGTTTTTTTGTGGTTCGCTTCCGGGTATCCCGGTTGCGTGGTATACATAGAAACGGCTTTTCCGTCGCGTGCAAGACTTTTCTTCAAAAAAGTTGTCGGCCCGTTTCCCGAGGGAAGCCGGTCCCCGCAAGCCAGCCAAGCAACGGAATCCCCGCCAACCAAAGGCCCAAGGGAAGCCAAGCAAGCCAGCCAGGAAATCCCCGCAGCCAGGCAAGCGAATCCCGGCACTCCAAGCCAGCCAAGGGAAGCCAGCCAAGGCCCAAGGTCCCCGCAATCCGAAACCCCGCAACCCAAGGCGAACGGAAGGGAGAAGAAGGGAAGGGAAAGCCCAACCCTTCAAAGCCAAGGGAAGGGAAGCCCAAGGGAAGGACGGTGCCGCAATCGGGGAAGGCGACGGTGCCGCCAAGGTGCTGCCAAGGGTGCTTCAGACGGTGCTTCAACC